ATACTCGTAAATCAAAAGACATTTGAACGCGAGTGTATCAAAGTCGGAATCGCTAGTGGAAAAGACTGGCGTCATGTTATCAAGAGAAGCAGAGGGTTTAAAGGATACGATTTGCGTATTCAGAGAACCTATCACGACACGATTTATAACTGCTGGAAGATAGAGCAAGAGCTACATGAAAAGTATAAGCATGATAGTTTTAAACCTCTACAAAAATTTGGTGGGCATACAGAGTGCTTCGAAATTTCGTCCCTTATTTTACGGGACTTCCCAAAAAATAAATCTTGACAGATGCTTAATTCTTTGATATAATATATTTATAAAAATGAAAGAGAGACAGATTTTATGCAAGAAATAATTATACCGACACATTGTCCAGCTTGTAATACAGTATTGGAAATTGTGAACGACCAATTATTTTGTCGCAATACAAACTGTCCCGCTAAATCATCAAAGAAAGTAGAACACTTTGCTAAGACATTGAAAATCAAAGGTCTTGGTAAAGCAACCATTGAAAAACTTGACTTACAAGATTATCATGACATCTATTCATTTGATGAAAACGAGTTAGTAGAAATACTAGGTTCGGAGAGGCTTGGAACTAAGTTGTTTGCTGAAATAGAAAATTCTAAATCAGCAGACTTAACTACACTACTTCCAGCTTTTTCGATACCGCTGATAGGGCGAAGCGCATCTAATAAATTGACCAAAAAGGTCTCGAATATTTCAGAGATAACCTACGCAAAAGCGACAGAATGTGGTCTTGGTCCTAAAGCGGCGTCGAACCTAGTGGATTGGTTAGTGAATGAGTTTCACTCCAATCAATACTACGAACTACCTTTTTCATTTCAATGTGAGATACCAGAAGTCGACTATGTTCCTTTGAAGGGCGTAGTTTGTATAACAGGTAAACTTAAGAGCTACCCGACTAAAGCGGCGGCTGAGAAAGTTTTACATAAGTATGGATATGAGACAAAGGCATCACTCACAAAAAACGTTACGATTCTATTGAACGAAAGTGGAATAGAATCAGCAAAAACTAATAAAGCCCAAGAGATGGGTATAAAAATTTATAATAACATAAAGCAATTAATAGAGGAAAATTAATATGGCATTACCAAAATGGACAGATGAAAGAACACAGCAACTAGTGGACTTCATCGGTGACCAAAGCCCTGTATCACAGGCAGTAGTTGCTGAAGCTGCTGAGGAACTTGAAACTTCAACAAGATCAGTATCTTCTAAATTGAGAAAAATGGGATTTGATGTAGAACTAGCTTCTGCTTCAGCTTCTAAGTCTTTCTCAGATGAACAAGAAGCAACACTTGCAAACTTTGTGCAAGATAATTCTGGTTCATACACATATGCGGAAATCGCATCTAACTTTGAAGGCGGAGCATTTAGTGCTAAGTCTATTCAAGGTAAAATTCTTTCTATGGAATTAACTGAGCATGTTAAACCAGCTCCTAAAGTAGAAAGTGTTAGAACTTACACTCCTGAAGAAGAAGGAACATTCGTTGATATGGTTAACGGTGGTTCTTTTGTTGAGGAAATCGCAGAAGCTCTTGGCAAAAGCGTTAACTCAATCAGAGGTAAAGCTCTTTCATTACTTAGAAGTGGCGACATCAATGCTATTCCTAAGCAGAAAGAAACTAAAGGTTCAAGCAAAGCTGACGTTTTAGCTGACCTTGATATTTCAGGAATGACTGTACAAGAAATCGCTGATGAAATCGGCAAAACTGTAAGAGGAGTTAAAACAATGTTAACCAGAAGAGGTTTACAATGTTCTGATTACAATGGTGCAGCTAGAAAAGAAATAGGCTAACCAGCAATATTTAGCGGGGGTGGGCAATCCACCCCTTTTTTTGATTTTTGAGAGAGATTTATGAATATTGCGAGTGCGTTACTAAAACAGATAATTACAGAAAAAGATTTTGAAACTTGGTCTCAAGTAAAGGCAGAGTATTTGCCTAATGAGTACCGAGGTCTTTTTGCGCACATAGATAAACACATAGATAGTAATGAATCTCTCCCAACAATGGAACAACTCGAGGCATATACTAGGGATACTCCTCTCAAAGAAAAGATAGCGGCAATCAAGTCAGTAGAAACTGAGATTGAAGCTTATCAACTATTAGATTACATAAAAAATGAATATGCCCAAGATCAGGCAATGGTAGCAATAGAAAACTATATAGATAGTACTATAACTACTGCTACTGCCGAAGAACAAATAGAAAATTTAGCAGACATAGCCCTAAAGGTAGCTGATAAGGTTGATGTGACTCCTCCAGAGGAAAGTATGCAAACGATCACACTTTTTGAAGATGATGAAGCACGAGCAAAGTATCTATCTTTAGGTCTCAATACAGAATACGACGCAAGCGTCAAATTTTCCCCAAAAGATTTGGTGCTGGTTGGTGGACGCAGGGGTTCAGGTAAGTCTTTGACTTCTTGTAACCTTGCAGTCAATGTTTATGAGGGTGGTAAAACTGCTCTCTACTTTACAATCGAAATGGACAGCCGTTCCATTCTACAAAGAATGTGTTCAATCTCTACAAAGATTCCTTTTACCAATATTCGGGATAAAGTCTTGAATAGTGAACAATGGAATCTAGTAGCAGGTTGGTGGGCGGGACGTTTCGAAGGTGGAAATGACTTACTTCCTGAGTTTGAGAAAACTCAAGATTTTGATAAGTTCCACAGAGATTTAGTAAAACACGAACTACGTAAGGAAGCCCAGCTTGATGTGATATATGACCCTTCTTTGACTCTCTCAAAAATTCAAAGCGAACTCGAACAGAGGAGTGGTCAAGATATAGGAATCATCATAGTTGATTATCTAAACCAAGTTCGTCGCCACAATGCACCAAGTCGTTCGGGACAATATGATTGGACAGAACAAATAGAAATCAGTAAAGCACTAAAAACTTTTGCACAACAGTATGAAACCTTAGTGTTTGCCCCTTACCAAACAGACGCGACAGGGGAGGCAAGGTTTGCAAAAGGTATACTTGATGCAGCAGACGCTGCATACTCACTAGAGACATGGACACCTGAAGATAGGTGTATGACATTTAATTGTACCAAAATGAGAAACAATGAAGTCAAAGGATTTTCTAGTGAAGTGGATTGGAAGTCATTGAAGATCGGCCCAGCATCTGCAATAACTCCAACAGAAAAAGAAGCAATGAGAGAATCAATGGGTCTGGGAGATAGTGAAGAAGAGGCACAAGAAATATGAGATTATTAGAAAAGAATTATGGAGATGTAAGAATATTCTCCGAAAGACCATTTGGCTACAAAAGATATGTAGTTGAGTGGCAAGATGGTACACTACAAATGTTTAGTGGCATATGGTACACTTTAAATAAAGTACAAAAACTAGTGGAGAACAAACTATAATGGTTATGTACACAGAAAAACAACTCGATATAGCATATGCTGCTTATGTAGTAGAACTAACAAAGATAAAAGTAGAGCAAGATATAGAAATATTTATACCAGATAGAGAACAATTTAGAAAAATATATGAATCTGTCTGGGAAGAACATTATGCAGATGAATGGTGGCTAGATGATACTACTAGACATTAACATTGGGGCTGTAGCTCAGTTGGGAGAGCATCTGCTTTGCACGCAGAGGGTCGGGGGTTCGAATCCCTTCAGCTCCACCAGATTATGATAGACATTATTCAAGGAGATTGTATACAGAAACTACCTAGACTAAAAGCTAGGAGTATAGATACTTGTATAACAAGTCCTCCATATTGGTTGCTAAGAGATTATGGTACAGGTACATGGACTGGTGGAAGAGCCGATTGTGACCATGTAGGAGAAAGTATGAGGTCTTGGCAAATGAGTAATGCAACTCAGGCTCCAAAAGAGTTTTACATGACAGAATGTGAGAAATGTGGGGCAATAAGAAGTAATGACAAACAAATAGGATTAGAAGAAACTCCAGAAAAGTTTTTAAGTACTATGGTAAGAGTTTTTAGATTTGTAAAAAATGCTCTTAAAAATGATGGCACACTATGGATTAATATGGGAGATAGTTATAAAACTAACTTACAATTAAATGGTATGCCATGGAGATTAGCACTAGCACTACAAGAAGATGGTTGGTATCTTAGACAAGATATAATTTGGCATAAACCAAATCCAATGCCTGAAAGTGTAAAAAATAGATGTACTAAATCTCATGAGTACATATTCTTATTTAGTAAAACAAAGAAGTATTACTTTGACCATAAAGCAATTATGGAAGAAGCTGTGTATGAAGAAGGATTAAGAGCAAAAAGATCAGTATGGACAGTATC